AGTCGAGACCGATAACGTAAAAGAGCTATACGACACACTTCCAAAAAATCAACAGCAAAGGTTGCACTATTTACCACCAAGTGCTGACCGCTGGAAAATCAGATCAGAGACATTTACCGGAATAGCGGAGGCGATGGCCTCACAATGGAGCGTATAAAATGAGAATGACCACCGAAATTGAAGAAGCATTAAACGCTGTTTGGGAAGCAATGGACTCTCACAGAGAAAATTGCATTTCAGGCGATGAATACACCAAAGAGCGCATAGAGCTAGGAGCACAATTTAACCTGATAGAATCCACATTAGCGGAACTATGGGAAAAGCAAAATAGCTAGGCAAGGGTGATCCTTACACCCTATGAAGCGGGTTGGCCCACCGTGCCGAAAACGGGCCTTCTAGCCTCCTTTTTAGGGGGCTTTTTTATACCTTGTAGGTAGGTATGGGTTGGCCCCTTAATCGCCTTTAGAGAGCATTACAGGGCGTTTTTTTCGGTGTCTATGAGCCTAGATAAGTACCATTGCGCCTTCTCTAGCGATTCTACGCCCCCTTTCGACTGATAGCGCCACAAATATTTGATCGCGCATGCTTTACAGTGACCGGCAAATGCTTCCTTACTCATACTTGCTTCAATCGCATCTATGCACTCGATCTCACCTTGGTAGTGGGCGGGGTGGTTAACCATATCAGTTTGCGGGGTAGAGCTAGTCGTGGCTTCGCTAGTATTCCCTGCCAAGGCGCTTTTTTCTACTGTAGAAATTGGTCTTGGCTCTATAGCGGGGTGGTTTTGTTGTAGTTCTTTCCACTTAGTCATTTTTATCACCGTATTTCTTGCGTAAATAATTCAGGCTCACTGGCAACTCGTCGCAACCACCATCTGCCACCTCGTGCAACATCCAGATTCCCCGCCAGGACAGATTAGTTTGCGGGGTAAGATAGTCCTCATGGCCCTGATAAAATATGCCAGCAAACAACCCCATAATATTGGTGCCGTCAGCCCTCCTGCCATAGGCAATGTCTCGATCCTGGACATGCCCCATGACGCAGGTCTGCATCTTTTTAGTCATCATGCTCCTTGCACTGGCTACTGGTCTGCCCATGATGCCTGAAGTGAAGTAATGCGAGTAGCAAATGCCGTCAACAACTGCCACCTCTAGGAAGTCGTAGACCTCCCAGCCCATCTCTTCCAGCTTCAAGTCTTGGTAGCCAATCAATCCATCTAGCTTGGCATCGCCCTCAATGGCGCGTTGTATCCTGTTCTCATGGTTCCCAAGCGTAAACACCATGCGAGGGTTCCAACGTTTATGCTTATTGGTGATCAGGCGCTGTTGCTCAGTGCGGATAGGCTCAAGGAATGCCTGCATTGCATCAATCCCTGCCTGTATATCATCAGTGTAGCGTCTACCCTCAAAGGATTTCTTGCCAACATCCCATGAAGATAAGCTGGGCATATCAAAGTGGTCGCCAATGTGGACAATAACGTCTGGCTTTTTATCCACCGCGTACTGTCCAGCCCATTTCAGGTGATCAATCGGGTGGCCAGGTTTGACCTGAGTGTCTGGGATAATGAGATGCTTCATATTTTCTCCATAAAAAAAGCGCCACTAAGGGCGCTCTAAATCGTCTTTCGCTACTGCGATAAGCCCACAGACCACAAATATTATCATATAAATTAACACTTTACCCACCACCCATAACCAATGAGCCGCCATTATAGAGACTCTGCGTAGGGTCACAAATGTATTAGCATTATTCATTACATGCCTGTCGGTAATGACCCGTTGCCGCCACGGGTGGGTCAAGCCCGATCACAGGTCGAGGGAGACCTTGGCTAAAACGGAATGTCTTCAGTAATGGGTGCAGCGGTAGGGGCAGCGTTAGACTGTGGTGCTGCTCCATCGGTATAAAATACTTTCACATTCCCCAGAATGGGTGGGCGTTCCTCACCAGCCTCTCGCTCTTCTTTACTCTGCGACTGGGCTATGAAGCCATTGTTTTCGTACTGATCCTGCTGGTCAGTGTCGATAAACGTGGTCATGTTCAGGTAGGTAGCGGTGCTGCCATCCTTCTTGGTTACTGTATTCATGCGAGACTTGTCGATTTTGGTCACATCGAGTGACACGGATACACCTATTTTCATGTTAGATTCCTCACTTCGGAAATTATTTCTGATACGGCCAGCAAAACTTCTTTGGCCAATTTGTCGATGAACTCTTCATCACGCTCAACGCGCACTATAAAGGGTTCTTTCTCAGGGTGGTAACTCACAAAGTCCCACCAATCACGCTCAGTTATCCACATACATCCTTGGACTTGAGCATAATGCTTTGTGGGGCAGACTCCTTTCTCGCTCCACTTGTCATGGTTTCCAGGTGCTGGGCATTTAATCTCAATGCCGCCATCTTCACCTATTAGGCCATCAGGACTACAGCCAAACTCACCGCTATTATCAAGGATAAACCCTACTTCCTGCACTTCATTGTCAGTGATCAGGGTGTATAGGTTACGGGCATCAGGCTCAAGTTCATTACCCCTTGTCATCCACTCTGTCACGAATACAGGAGCAGACATACCAGATATGCGCTCAATGATAAGCGAGTTAATGTAGTCATCAGCAGAAGCACTCGGCTTGCCATTGGACTTGATTAACTTGTGGAACTGACTGGCGCTAGGTCTGCCTAATCTAGCGTCCAGCCATTCCTGACTACCCTGTTCAGCTTGCAGTATTTGCATCAGCTTTGCGCTTCAGTGCTGATAATGCCTGATCAAACTGCACCGCCCTCATCTGGTCAACAGTAGAACACTTGAATACCTTACAGAACTTCTCAACGTCAGACTCCGTAATCTCTAACAGTGACTTGAGTTGTGCTGCCTGCTTGCTGTCGATAGGCGCATCCTGTACTGCACTAGGTAAGTCTTCACCAGCGTAGATGTATATACCCAGACCATGCATGGCAATCGCTTTAACTAAACAGCGCATTCTGGCATCAGAAATGTCGCGGGTGCTAGGGTTAGCGATAGATTTGTTTCTGTTGTCCATTACTGGCAAAAACATACTGTGGGTCTTACCCTCAACAGTCACTGAAACATGCACTTCACAAGTCTCATTATCCAGAAAGATAGGTGGACAAAAAGCATAGGTCGAATCAGGGTAATGCTCCATCAGTGTCTGCCATGCCCATGCCCACGATAGGTAAGATAGGTTGCCCTTCTTTTCTACGTTTTTGCTACAGTCGATAGCGGATAAGGTCTTCCATACATTGCTCATGCCTTCACCTTCCAGATGCGGTAGCCTTTGTCTTCAGCGCGGCCTACAACTTTAAAGCCTTTGCATCTTCTGATCTGATACCTGAAGCATTCTGCTTGCTGGTTATTTTTTATCAGCACAGAGTCTCCATGCTTCATTTTCTTAACAATAGATTTAGCGTCAACAACGCCTGGGATTGGGTAATGCTTATCAATTTTCATGGTTATTCTCCTAACATTTGCTGTATTGTTTTGAAGGTAGCGCATTCAGCAGCCGCGTAAGCGTCACCATATCCTCGCTCATACTCCTCAGAGTCATCGAGAGCCTCATAGCCGTGGATGTAGTCGAACTCACCACGCTCATAATCAGTCATGCTGTCGAATAATGCTTGCAGGGTATGGTCATTGTCGTCGCACGGAGACCCAGTGCGTTGGGGGGATTCGTAGTTAAACATAATCATTCCTCTTTGTGTGTGTGCGATCTATTTTACACAGATTGTTACGAGATGCAAACTTTTCTTGCAAAGTAATTTTAGCATGGTTACTATGCAACCTCACTTTAGGATTTCTAAAGAGGCACTTTAGCTTTCACAACAGGAGAATCAAATGGACATTAATAGATCAATCAATCACTTTATGGAATCTCAACAGTTTATCCAGGCTGACCTGAGCAGGGAGTCAAAGCTGCACCCTTCTACCATCAGTTTGATTAGGAACGGGCATCGTTCACCAAGCTGCGCGACGTTGCAACAACTGGCTGACATGTTTGGCGTGAAGGTATCCGAGTTCATCGCGGCTGGTGAGTAAGATGGATAAGCCAGCGTACTATGCAATCATCCCAGCGACTGTAAGGTATGACAAGCAGTTAACACCGAACGCCAAGTTATTGTTTGGGGAGATTACTGCGCTGTGCCATCAGGAAGGATACTGCTGGGCAGGTAATCAATACTTCGCTGATTTGTATGATGTTAGCAAGACATCTATCTCGACGTGGATAGGGAATCTCAAGGATGCTGGACACATTACGGTGGAGATGAACTACAAGGAAGGTAGTAAACATATCTTGAATAGGTATATAAGAATTCTTGGGGAGGGTATACAAGATAACTTACATACCCCTACAAGAAAACTTAATGACCCTATACAAGAAAACTTGAGAGATAATAATACAGTTAATAATACAAAGAATATTACACCTAATACTATAGGTGATTTTGATTCGTTTTGGCGGTTCTATCCAAGGAAAGCAGGGAAGGAAGCAGCTAGGAAAGCATGGGCAAAGCTGCGACCTAATGAACATATCATGCAGTTGATCGCTGATAACGTGAAAGACAGGGTGGAGAAGGGTGAATGGAGAAAGGATAACCAGTCATTTATTCTTCATGCTAGTACATATCTTAATCAGAAACGCTGGGAAGATGAAGTAGTTGACCAGCAAAAACAAACACGAACTGACCCTGAATCTATCAAAGGTGTGTCCGTCATGGACAAGCTGGTAGACAGATCATGGGCTGAATGAGGAGTTATTATGAAACAGTCAAATGACTGCATGGGCTACCAAAACTATGGCGGCAACAAGAAACACGAAAACCGCAATGCCGTCAAAATTAAATACATCGGCAATGAATCTAAGACTCTGATCAACGGTGAATACTACACCTTCAGACAATTAGGTGACGCTGCTGGTGTTAGCCCTGAAGCTATCAAATCGCGTGTCAACAATGAGATGCATAACTACCCCAAAGGAACGCGGGTAGCCACTGACAACTGTGTCAGACCTAAGCAGGAAAAACCTTTTGGTTTTGAGAAGGGTGCAACAAAAACGCATAGGGAAATGAGGCTGAAGCTGCCGCGTTGTGAAGAACCCAGTGAGGCTTTGATGGCTAAGTGGTTGCGGAGGAAGTTGTGATGGCTGAAGCATATACAGTTAACAGTGAGTTCACTAAAGAAACGTTCAAAGAGTTTGTCAATGAACTGTATGAGAAGAAGCCATACATTACGTTCACCTATCAACATGGTAAGCCACGCACCGCTGCACAGAACAATGCCATGCACGTTTTCTGTGAGCAGATAGCAGAGAGATGCAATGCAGCAGGGTATTGGTACACCGTTAGCAGTCAGATATTAAAGTCAGACCTGGACACTCCGTGGACTAAAGAAAGAGTCAAGAAGCTGATGTGGATGGCTGTTCAACAGGCTATGTACCCTGACACTACGTCTAGCAGAGACTTGACGACTGAGCAAATGATTAAGGTTGCTGATACACTTGCCGTACACTTGAGTGAAACCCATGACATTTACGTTAAGTTCCCTACAAAGGAAGACATTGATGGCAATAAGACGCGACGCGGCTGACAAATGGTTTAGTGATGTAGTCAGGAAGAAGGCTGGCTACGTTTGTGAACACTGCAACAAGGCTGGGGCCAGGATGGAGTGCGCCCACATTTACGGACGGGCAGCCAAGTCTGTACGCTGGTCAATGGATAACGCACTGTGCCTTTGCCACTACTGCCACATGAAGTTTACTGCTAACCCCTTTGAGTTTACCGCGTTCTGTGTAGATACGTTTGGCGCTGGACACATGGAGATGCTTAGAGAGAAGTGGAATGTCCTGATGCCAACAAACAAGAAGCTACGGGCTGAGATAGCCAAACATTACAGGGAGGAATTTAAGAAGATGGATTCCGACCCTGACTATCAACCAATAAGTTACAACTGAGGTTTGTTATGACAAAAGAAATTGAAAGTGAACAGTTAAAAATGATGCTGGACATGATTGAAGACTTGGGCATGGAAGACAAGTACAAGGATAGATTCATTGAAATACTAGGGGCTGCTGTCGCCAATCATTCTGGGTTTGCTCGAAAAGAATTGGGCGTACTCTTAGGTGAGTTGAATAATGAGTACGAAACATTAAAGCTACACCAAGAGCTAGAAAAACAACCGCCAGATGAAGAACAATTAGGTTTGCTTAACCCTACGTTTGATGTAGACTAAATGCGTGTAATCAATTCCGGTTACATACAACGTTAATCGTTTTTATCGTTAGATCGGCTTTTCCTCCTTGGCCCTAGCTTATGCTGGGGTCTTTTTTTTGGTATAATCACGGGATGAAACAAAAACACAAGAACCCTAAGGGTGGATTAACGCAAGCAGGCAGAGATCACTTCAAGAAAACAGAAGGGTCTAATCTTAAAGCGCCTGTTAAGAAAGGCACTAACCCACGCAGAGTTAGCTTCGCGGCTCGTTTTGCTGGCATGAAAGGCCCGTTAAAAGATGCCAAGGGTGAACCGACTAGGCTACAGTTAGCCCTAAGAGCATGGGGATTTCGCAACAAGGATTCTGCTAAGGCTTTTGCCAACAAGTACAAGAAAAAACCTAAATCATTAATGAGCTAATACTATGCCACAAGGTCTATACGCTAACATACATGCTAAACGTAAGCGCATTGCAGCAGGGTCTGGAGAGAAGATGCGTAAGCCTGGTGCTGCTGGTGCCCCTACAGCCAAGGCATTTAAGCGATCAAAGAAAACCGCTAAGAGTTTGATGCGTTAATAGCACCAGATAACAGGCATTGTATCTCTAGTGTCTACATGGATGAACGTCTTAGCTACACCTATACCATTAAATCCCATTGACTGCGCGTGTTTGATGATCTCGTAGGCTTCGTTACCGTTGTTAATCTTAATGTCCGCAGCGATGCCCTGAGCGTGAGTACCTGGCTTGGCCTTTCGCGCCTCAATACTATGGGACGGATCGCGATAACCCGAGGTAATAATGAATGGGAAGCCGCAAACGTGGCGTAGTGAGTCGAGTGCCCACAGGAATTTATCTGACATCTCATTGTTACCAGTCTCCTGACAATCAAAGTCTGACTCTTTAAAGTATCTCATTTCTCTCGCTGTACGCCCTTAGCCTTCTCTACTGTTCTCATAGCACCTAGCCCTAACATACCCATCAGTACAGGCATCATCTCAGACAGGGCAATCAGGGGTATAGCTACGGTAGAGTTAGCAAGTGCTAGACCAAAGTTAGTCATAGGAATTATGATAAAGTTACCAGCCATACCAGCAACACACACCCAGCCAACAGCAGGTCTCCAGCCAGCCACAAACATGTTCTTGTGTGCAGCCTCAACCTTGTTAACTTCAAGCTGACCCTTCGCCAACTCTTGTGCATGGCGCTCTGCCATTGTACTAATCTCATGGGCCAAGGCATTCTTTGCATCCTTATCCTCTATGAACTTATCTAGTAAACCTGATACTGGGCCTATCAATGCTTGCAACATATTATTGTATCCACTTAGCGACTGCAAAGATGGAGATGATCATAGGGTACATCATCCATAACATACGTTCTAGTTTATTAAACCTTTGTGCGCCATCATCAAGCCTACGCTCAATGTTGGAATAGCGTTCAGCACACAGAGTTTCATGCGCTTCCATCCGCGTAATAGTGTCTTCGGTCATTTTAGAATCCATAATGATATATAGCAGCAAGCACTGCAATCAGCAGCACTACACCAACCGTGTGTTTAATTAAGTCTTCTCTCTTAGATTGTGTTCTAAGAATTGCTAGTCGCTGCTTCTCTAGCTTCGCCTTGTGTTCACTGAGAGACCGATGCTGGATGGCAAGCATATCCCTCCACACCTCTCTAGGTGTAATCTTCTTTAGTTCCTTCTCCCTCTCCCTGATGGCGTTCTTAGCCCAGGCTAACTCCAATGCTTCTTCTTGTGACAGTACATGATCACCAGTCTTAGCAGCTTCCTCAATAGTCTCAACAGCAGCCTTGCTCTCAGTAAGAGAAGTAAACAGTCCAGACAAATCAGATAGGTGTGACCCTGATTCCTTAACTGTTTTGATGCCAGCGTTAAGAGTCTTTAGGACACCTACTACTGCGGTAATCTCAGCAATCATTCAACTTCAACCCACAAACAAGTGTCTTCATTTAGGTTCCACTCTCCTTCGCTAGGTTGTGGAGCGTAAAAGGCATCACGACCTGCATCGTACACCATGCCTGCCCCAGCATAGTTTTTACGCAATGGAGTCTTGCCAGTAGAGTGAACACCGCCATAGGTATTATAAGAAGTCTGAACCCATGTGCCTTCTTGCGTATCTATAAAGTCTTGTTCTGCAACAATAACTTGTTCAACTACACCGTCTACAACTTTAGCAAAGTGACTCATGTTGTGTATGTCCCTGATGATGTAAATGTATGGTAGGTGTATCCACCAGCAGAAGTTACAGTGCCTCCTGAGCCTATTTGATCGCCAGCATATCTAATGATAACAATGCCAGAACCTCCTGCCTTTCCTTCATAATAAGTAGCGCTGCCATTTATTCCAGTGCCACCTCCACCACCAGAGCCTTTATTTGCCGCACCAGCAGTAGCCACAACGGATGACGCTTTTCGAGCAGCCCCGTTACCACCACCTGCTTTACCAGTACCACCTGAAGCAGTTCCACTGGGCGCATAACCGCCACCACCGCCACCGCCAGCGTATTGAACGCTGTTTAGCCATGTAGAGCCGTTTCCTCCATTGCCACCTATTCCATTGCTGGTGTCAGCATAGCCATTTCCACCACCGCCACCTGCGCCACCACCGCCACCGCCACCATAAAAACCGGGATTTGAATAACCCCTATTGCCTCCGCTATTACCTTGACCAACGGTGCCGCTTCCCGGTTGATCGCTATTTTGAGTGTTCCAACCAGCGCCCCCGCCAGACCCGCCATCGGCAGGAGAGGTGTTGCCAATATTACTCCGACCACCACCTATAGATGTTGCGGCAAGAGTTCCCGCAATCACAGAGTTATTTCCGTTAGTTGGATTAGACCCGCCAGACCCGCCTGCGCCAACAGTAATACTGATGCTTTCTCCAGAAGACATGCCCGAAAAACTTAAAGCGCGATACCCTCCTGCTCCACCACCGCCAGCAGGGTGTTGCCCGTTAGAACCGCCATAACCGCCCCCTCCGCCTCCAGCTACTACGAGATACTCAATATCATATGCAGAAGCGCCACCAGCACCGACAGCTTTACCTATAGAGAAGACACTTACATTCGCGCTAATCATTACAGCACCAGTGCGTGTATACCAGATGCAGCAGTACCTGTACTCAGGACTCTCTTGATAGAGCAGATCAGGTAGAAGTTATCAGGTACAGTTACTGTGCGAGTCACACCATCCTTGTTATGGAATGAAACAGCACCGCCTGTTGTAACGTACAGGCCGATAGCTATGTTGCCAGCACCTAAGTTATCTGAACCGTCAGCAGGAGTGACGGGAACCATGTCGTAAACGCTGCCGTTGAGTTGACCGCTTACACCTTCAAATGGATTTGCCATTGTAGAACCTCTTAATTAAGTTAATTGAGAACGCAGGTAAGCGCACTCTAATGCTAATGCTTCATCGTAACGTATGCCGTAACGATCTTTCTTGGGATACTCTTCACCGTCTGCCAAAGCGATAGACTTATCATCCCACTCGTCATAGCAAAGCAATCCATATTCAAATGCGTCCAGACCTTCTGCCTCAAACGCAGCCTTCACCTGCTGTGCGATCAGACCAAAGTGCCATCGAGCGCCATCACCCTTAGTCTCTACAGCGTCATTCCACTTGTACTGCACAAAGTTAACATTGGCCCAAGCTCTTAGGACTGCCGCATCAATAGTCCCTATCTGTTGCTTCTCGCGCTCATCAGATGTATTGATACTGCCTGTACCAGCAAATACCACAGACCAGCGGTATGTAGCATCACCATTACTAATCACGTTGTCATGCGTAGGGCGAAACTTGTTAGTCTCAATGATGATCCCTTGTACTGCCTGCTGGTTCCACAGATTGAGCTTGCCTTCTAACTGGCTTACTGTGTTCTGTAGCCACTCGGTGTTCCACTCTTTAATAATTACTTGAGCCATAATAATTCCTAGTAAACAGCGATTGCGTACTCGCAAACTTTATATTTAACTTTGATGATGCTGCCTGGGGTAATAGTAAAGTTACCCAGCCCTGATGATGGATTGTTATACAGGTACAAACTAAACGTATCTGTGATGTCACCGCCAGTGATGTTGTAATCAATCTGCTTCCTAAACTCCATGCGCCCACTGTTATCAAGAACAGTAGTGAAGTCACCTACTTCGTCATTCCTTGGGCCTGCCCAGATATAGTCACCTGCCGCAGCCCCGCTAGTTAAGGTAATGTCGCCACCAGCCGAACCAGTGCCACTGACAGTATAGTCCTGAGTCAGAGTTAGCAGTGCCCCATTCTTATACACCACAACACTGGAAGCACTGTTTGCTGTAAACGTGTAAGGAAATACAGTTTGGCTTGCTGTAGCTGTATAATTATTGAATGTTTGCGTAGGCCCGTTAACTCTAAAGGTAAGACCTTCTACGCCTGTGCCTGAGCCGCCTGTAGGAAACTCTACTTCATATACAACAAGCTGTTGACCGCTTACATCACCCAAGCTGTTAATGCTGCCGTCAAGAAAGTATGGTACGTTTACAGCCAAGTTTACATTGCCGTTTGCGCCTACCACAGACGGGAACGTTAAGCACTGAACGTACTCAGTTACGCCTCGCTGGACTAATGTCTCGGTGCGACCAAGAACAATATCATCAGAAGTAATAACCCCTGATACTGCTTTAGAGTTCTGGAAGTTAGCGGCAGCAGCAGGATTAACACCAACAGCAGTAATGTTACAATCAACATTAATTAACTCGTTGTCGTAAGCAACCAAGCCTGTACGCGAACCCTTGGTGTAACCGGAGTACATAATGTTAGTAGCAAAGTCTACGAATCGGTTGCCGTATACTTGTGCTCCATCACCCAGCGATCTTTCAATCATGCCGCCACTAACACTTACTACCTCAGAGTTGTAGATAAGCAAGCCAGTCTGTACTGTACTGGTCACAAGACCTGCACGAACAAAGTCACACCCTGTAATAGTAAGCTGAGATATACTGTGGAAGTAACACAGCGTGCTGCCTGACTCAAAGAAGTGGCAGTTAGATATGTTGATGAAGTTACTGATCTGGTCAACTCCGCCCCCCACATCGTACATAGCAGATACATAGCTACGGTAGATGGTAGCATTGCTCATCACCAAACCATCTAGGCTAGTAGTGTGGATACCGTAGTTCATCTTAATTAAAGACAGATTGGTTACGGTGAAGTCAGCAGCAGCATCTTCTGTCTTCAAGAAGTAGTTACAGTCTTTAGCGGTCATGTCTTCGATGAACGGCTTAACTGTTACTTGATCCTCAAGAGTAAAGATACACTTGTCTAAGTTCATGAAGTCTAGGCGGTCTAACACTAACTCTGCCGTATGACTCATATTAATAGCGTGTGTATTGGCCTTGTATATAGGCGCACCGTTAAATGTAGACTGTGCAATAGCTGTGCTGGCAAAGGACATTTGCTCTATTGAGCACCCAAATGCAGTGACATCACTGCCCTTGTTGAAGGAAAATGCTGTAACGCCATCAGAAACCCTAATAAGAGTAGAGCCTTGGAACAGTTGCGTAGTAATTGCAATGCTTTGGTTTGTTGTTGCCCCAGCATTAAGGGTTATTGTTCCACCCACATTGCCCATGCCTTGAATACTGTAGTCATTGCCATGCGTTAACAGCACATTATCTTTATACACCGCTACGTCTGCTGCGGTTGGGATGACAAACGGATATGTGAATACAGTTTGAGGAGAATTAGGTGCTTCTACTACATGCATCGTTGTGCCAGAACTTGTATAACCGTTGAAGTTAACACGACCAGCACCCAGCACTCGTATGCCTTTAGTGATCAATACACCTGTAGAGATCAGAAACTCACCGTCTGGGATCAGTACAGTACCACCGTTAGGCAGGCTGTTAATAGCTAACTGGATAGCTGGGCCATCATCCGTAGTGCCATTCCCTTTCGCACCAAAGTCTAGGACATTAGCACTTGCCCCAGAGATCATGCGGTTTGCTGATTTAGTTAACGCCATGTTTATAGCTCCGGCTTGGTTTCAGGGAACGCTTCTGTGGAGGGCCATGATCTCAGGCTCTCTCTATATACTAGGTAAGCTGCACGTTGAGGGTGGTCTGCCAGAGGGACTATGTAGTCTGTGGATGACAGTTCTCCATCACGCCATCTACGGGCTTCTTCTTCTTCTGTAGGCTCTGCTGGTGCAGGATTAGGGTCTGTCCACTCTTCGTAGTGTTCAAAATTAGCTTCAACAAACTCAGCGTCAGCGTTGATGTAGTTAGTGATGTTGCCGTCAGCATCTTTAATTATGTATTTCATTTTATTCTCCTTATGCTGGTAGGTACTGAATGATTACAATGCCGTCACCGCCATTACCACCGTGAGCATTTCCCGCGCTTGACGTGTTTACACACGCCCCCCCGCCACCACCTATACCACCATCACCCCCAGTAGCCCAGTAATTTGCGCCACTCCCCACAACTAGATACATAGCGCCTCCTGCTAAAAACTCTCCTCGACCAGTCGGGCTATAATTAAAAACCCCGTAAGAACTACTAGAGTTTGTTTGAGACAAGAATGCCATGCCGCCTCTACCACCGAAAATATAGCCATGACCTATATGGCTTTCTGGCCCAATCAAATCGCAATCACCGCCTCTGTAACCTCTTTGATTAGTTCCGTTACCTCCAGAATTACCAGTGCCAGTTAAACCAACTGCACCACCACCATAACCGTTTCCTGTTCCACCAGTATTATTTACATTGCCGTTGGCTGCTGTGCCTCCTGCTCCTTCATTATACTGCTGGCCTCCTACTCCCCCATTAGCTGTAAGGGTGCTTGATAATCCTGTTCCTGCAACTGTACTGTTTCCACCGTTAGAGCCTGTACCGCTGTTACTAGAACCTTGACCGCCTTGCCCTCCGCTTCCAACAACAACCGTAAAAGACCCTGAAGTAGTTACAGCTAAAGATGTTTTTTTACAATAGCCGCCAGCACCAGCGCCTTTACCGTTTAAATTATCAGAAGAGCCACCACCACCAGCACCGACAACATGAATACAAATGTTACCGTCAGCGGGTGGAACCCAAGTCTGTGATGAAGTTAACACTATGTTTACTGGTAGAGAACCACCGCCCGATCCACCTATAAAATCACTAAAGTTACTCACGACATCACCCACCCTTGCGTTGCGTCCGTAAATATGAATTGTATGGAGAGATACGCTGCATCCATAGTAAAGTCTGTTGCACTACTCATAATCTTTGATCCGTTTCTGGCTACCACTGTGTCGGTAAAGTTACCCACAGTAATCAGGACTCTTTGCCCTATAGTCGGTGAAGCAGGTAGCGTGATAGTTTTAGTAGCAGCACTAACATAAACATGCGTGTTAACAGTAGCTGTGATAGATGCCGCTGTAACCACTGATGTAATACCTACCGCAACAGGCACTGAAGCTATAGCCGCTGCGCCTACTGCATCGTCGATAATTTCTGCTGCACCAACAGAGTCATCAGCCATCTTAGCTAGTGTTACTGCATTGTCCTGTAGCATCGCTGTTGTAATGCTGTTATTAGCTACACTAAATGTAGCGTTGACCCACTGAGAACCATTCCAAGATAATACCTGGTTGGTAGCTAGACCAGAGATAGTTACATCACTTAGGTCTTCTAAGGGGAATACATCAGTAACAGGGCGGTCAACAAACTTGCGTACCTCGATGAACGAGTTAGCGGGGGGCGCTTCACTAAAGGTTAGTGTAGTACCAGACAGGCTATAGGAGGATACAGCCTGCATTAAACCGTCAATAGAGATTTGCAGTGACTTAGTATCTGCTGCTGAATTAGTTAATGTATAGGCTGTAGTAGACCCGTTACCTGTAAAAGTTTCTACGTTAAGAGTCAGCAGTCCTTCACCAACATAGCTTACTGCTTCAACAGCACCCGTAGAAGTGAATCCTAGTAGCTTATTAGCCCTGTTACCAACAGGCGGTAGCTCCATATTGGTTGTGCTAGGTTCGCTCTGAGGTTGCCTTACAGCGCGTTCTAGCCCTGTTGTACCTTGTTGTAGTGCCAGCCACAGTGCATCAAAGTCACCGTTAACGTCTAGGGCTAGGAAATCGCCACTGTTCTGGTAGTTAGTAGTACGGGCTAAGTCCATATCTAAGTAAATAGCTATAGCGTCACCAGCAGCAGCGCCACTAGTTAACGTCACATTACCACCGTATGTGCCTACTCCACTCAGGGTGTAGTCATTGGAGCCGCCTAACGTTAAGGCTGTACCGTTCTTTAGGACTTTTATGTCACCATCGGCTAGGGCGGTAAACGTGTACGGGAATACCGTCTGCCCACTTGTGGCAACATAATCGTTCCTAGTTGTTGCTGCTGTTACTGTCATTTCTGCACCCCAATAATTGTGCTAATTATACTACATACAAGGTTATAGATCATTCTGAAAGAACCTCGGCTGGAGTTTCACCTGGCGCCCACCAATATTCTTGTCCAAATTCTTTGTATCTTTTAGTCCGTATAGCGTTTAGGCTATATTGATACTCTGGATCAGCCATTACCCTAATGTTATCTAGTATAGAGTTAGAGAATAACTGTAGTTGCCAAGGATCAGGAGCAAGGTTTTTCTTAACAAATGAAGCTGCTTCACCAAGTACATTAGTTTCTTCGTTTAACACTGCTTCGCGTATATTGCCTATTGTTAACTTGTAAGTATCATTAGTTAAACCAGCCATAGGGCCAAGCAAAGTTTCAACGAACCCACGGCCAAACTTATCTACATCAGATACAACATAATCTGCAAACAAACTACCTGAGCCTCCTTGTATAAATGCTGTTACCCAATCTGATGGATCATCCATAGGTCTTGGCTCTCGCCCTGCCGCTAGGTCTTTAATCTGCAATGCCAAAGCGCCCATAACTGTAGTGCTTGTAGCTAATGCGCCCAGATATGCCATTCTCCCTCCACCAGACGTTTGGTTCCAGCCTCTCATTAAATGAGTTGTAGCCATAGTAATAGGAAATGATTTAATCATCATTACAGATCGAGCCGCTTGACCAGCAACAGTGCCTCTTTCTGTTCCCATAGTAGCAATAGCTCGCACTCTAGCATCAGGCGTAGGCACAGCGTAGTCAGTTTCAGCTAGTATCATCGAGTGAAACTTCATGCTGTCATCTTTGGTAAGATCAGCAAACTTTGATCCGCGTATATCTAGCTGGTCAGTGGCGCGAAAACTATCCCATTCAGCTTTATTGATCTGGTAAGTAGAGAATATAGACCGCATAGACTCGTCAAGTTCATCAAACTGCTTGCCAAAGTTGTCTGCAAGCATAGCTGAAAACTCCATACCAAATGCTTTGCGCCCTGATTCTGTCCATGATTCTAGGCCAGATGCCCGTAATACTGCCTCTGCGCCTTTAGCCGTCTTGCCTGTTCCATAGGTATCTGTATGTCTGTTACCTGCATGCGCTCTGCCTAACCAGTTCTCAAAGATTAAACCCATACGAGCAGCAGCAATTCTATCTGCTTCATTAGCAGGGTTCATAAGACTTATTTGCCGCTTCCACACCTTAGCTACAGACATATTATTGTACCTAGCAGTCAACGCTAAAGTAGCTACATCAGTAACAGAAGCTAATGCTGCGCCACCTAGTTTACTGCCTATTTGCACGTTCCTAACAGCCTGCATACTATCTGCTAAGGTAGTAAGCTCACCATTATTTATATCACCACTAATAACCTTATAGACCGCATCTGCCATAGCTAGGTTCTTATCTTTAACAGGAACTCCACGATTGTTTTGTAGCTTCTGAGCTTCGTTCTTTAATACTTGATAGGTTTGCTTAGGATTAGTGCCAAACACGCGCATAAGGGCTGTGTCGTGTGACATCATGTTAATATAGTCTGTTAAGGTTGTTAAAATGTCACCTTTACCAAATCTATTTTGATAGTCTAACCATGTCTCTGCATCTTTAAAGTACAAGAATCTGCGCTCAGAACCTTTGCGTGACAATTTAGTACCTAAGTTTGGCACAGTAAAATCCTTAGCTTTGTTTAACCCGCCTGTAGTAATGCTTTCGTAAACATACTTCATAGCGTCTTCAAAATTAAGATCACTAAGCTGCCTGCCTTGGTCATCAACCATTAGGTCACGGTCAAGTTTGTCATCAATAAATGCTCTCCACTCTTCGTATCCAGCATCTTTAATTGTTTTTAAATCATGGTGTTGCGGCAACAACCAATTTTCGTTCTTAGATATACTGCCGCCATTGCGGTTAAACTCTGCATTCATTGTGTCAACAATGTCTAGCCACTGCTGTGCAGCCTTATTAATTGCAGGGTCAGTAGATTGCACATCATACAAAGCTCTAACAAATCCTCGTAAAGATTCTTCATCTTGAGATAAACCAAAAAGCCTAGTTCTAAACAAAGACAATGTGTCAGCCCATTTAGCGTTATACTGCGATACATACCCTTTAGCCAGTATGTCTACATTTAAATATGTGCCTTTGCCTGATATGTCCTTAGTCATCAACGCCATAAGTCCAGTCATAGCATTATTTGAGCCATGATTTTTAATATGTTCATACGCAGATGCAACACGAACAGCCTGTATAGCACGCTCACGCTTTTCCCTAGTAAGGTTTTTAACTAAGTTAGATACAGCGTCTTCTGGGTCTGCTGCTGCTAGTATTTCTTGACCAACCTTATTGCTAATTCTGCCTGCTTGTACAGCAACATCAACACACTTGCTATATGAGCCGTGTATAGGGTCTATGTTTTTAGCTTTAGGGTCTGTAGCCTTTGCTGTTTTTGCTTGACCTTGTTTTGATTCAATACCAGCATCTGCTAATACTTGTTCTGTAGGTGACTTAGCCAATTGCACATACCCTCACTGATTCAACACCTTCTATTTGATCGTCTAATGCTTTCATAGCATCATCAGCATCAACCAACTTGCCATCTACCACTATTTTTTTAACTTCTAATGCTTCAAAGTTAGCCAGGTCTCTATCGTAATCTTTAGCCAATCCTTCCGCATCTAGCTGTTCGCGCTGCATTACAGTTCTTGTAGCTTTAGGGGCTGGAGGATCAAGCTCAACTACATAGTCATCATATTCTTTTGTTGGCGCATTCATGCGCTGCTCAAACTTATGATTAGCTACCAACATATCAATGTCTTTTTGTATGTTAGTGTTAATAGCATTTCGATAATAACGCTCTAAAGCCATTGGTTCTGACAAAGCCTGAAGCTCATCTACTTGATCTTGCAATTGTTTTGCCTGTATTTCAGCCTCTGCGTTTGCTAACTTTTTAGGACTAAATCGCATTAAGTCCATTACAAAGTCTATAGCGTCATTAGCCTGCATATCATCGCTAAAACCAGCTTCTCGCAATCTTTCTGCCAACATGTCTGGATCACGACCACCTTTTTTCCTAAACAATGGACTACCAAACACTTGTTTTAGCTCTTTGCTTTGCATGTCTTTAGGATCAATGCCTTCCCGTAGCCACCTTTCTTTATTAAGGCCACCTTCTTTAGCAATAATGCTTATCCAGGTAGGATTTTCTTTTAGTATTTTAGTGCGCTCAGTATCTAACGCTTTAATTGACGCTGATTGCACATTAAGTAAATTAGCGTATTCGCCTTTAACGCCAAGTTGAAAATCATCATAAGCCTGCAACGCTATGTCTTCTACTCTAGGCGCTTCTTTTGCCTTCTGAGCAGTTATTTGTTGGTACATGCGATCTATAACATTAAGAGACTCATCCTCTGGAGATGGCTTGTATTTAGCTTCTATGGCTACTGCTTGCTCTAACCTTTGCTTGTCTGCCGTAAGTTTAGCAATTGCTGCTACATCTACGTCATCTGCGGTCATAGCAACAACAAGTTTCTCGTCTATATCGTTAACAGCTTGAGATATAGGCTTTAAAGAAACAAACTCTTGGGACTTTTCTATTACTCGTCTAAAGTACCCAGATAACCCTCCTACTGCACCACCAATTAATGCAGAGCCAGCAGCAACACTAGCAACAGCTATAGCCGCATCTCGAAACTCGTAAGGCGAATTAATGTCATGTTTATGCTGATACACCAATGGTTGTATAGCAAGCTCAGAAGCTACACCTACAGCAGCGGCATTTCTGCCTGTCATCAAAGCATTACTTAGTACGCTCATGCCTTTGTATGCTGTACCTAACCCTATAGGCAATGTAGCTATATTGATAGGATCAAGCATATATCCTGACATGCTGCCTAAAAATTGACCAATGCCATTGCCACGCGCTAGTACATCATCATTTACTTCTCTACGTTTACGCAATATTTCATTGCGCTCATCGTATAATTCGCTATCTGATTTAATTAAACCTGTATCACTCGCAATGCGATCATAATTAATAGAGCCGCCATCATCAGTGTATGGTTGCAAATCAAACCCGTCATTCGTCATGTCGAACAATTGTTGATTCCTGTCTTCATAACCTTGGCGATTAAGTAGACTAGATACAGATAAGCCTTCATCTATTGCGTAATCAAAACCAGCAGAAAACGATTCCGTAAAAGTAGGAGCGCGTTGATACCCACTTAAATCAAGTGTTTCGTAAAAATCGCGTTCATCTTGCGGATTAAGTAACGGCATTTATTTGTCTCGCGCCAGAGTCATAGTGCTAGTTAACTTTCTGCGGTTTACATAGTCTTGATACGCTTCGCCTTGCTCATTGCCTTTCATGTCTGCAATTGTTTGCTCATTTACAGTAAATACAACAGGATCACCATACTCATCAGTAATAACGCCACCGCCTTTATGGTAAACAACATACTGATCTGCGCCAGCAATAGCTTTAATTTGGCCGCCTTTTACAACATCTTCCATACCGTATGTTTCACGATATGGTGTAAATGCAGTTGTAAACGATAATCCTATATCAACATCTTCTTGGTAAACACCTTCACGCTCTAGCTGGTCTAATGTCATCAATGAAAAATAAGCATCTAAGTCTGCTCCACTAACATTTTGAGGCAATTGTGTTTGATGGCCTCGTATAGAGCTTATGCCGCCAGTAACAGCTTGGATAGACTGTGCAAATAAAGCAGAGTTATATATGTCCCCTGGGTTCATGCCGTAATAATAATTAAGCGCAGTGTCTAATACATCTCGCTTATCACGACTGCCATAAACATTGCCAACTATTTTGTCAAAGTCTTGTTGGTATCTATCTGATGCCTTTAGAGGGTAATGTAATTTTTGAGCAACTTGTTCTTGGCCTCTAAACACAACATCCATTACTTGCGGATTACCCAGCGCAGCAACTTGTGCAAACACGCCTTGATTGTTTCCAGCAATTTGCCCAAATGAAGCAGAGTCTGGCCCTAATATACCTACAATTTTAGTCTTTTGCTCCGATGTAGCATCTGATATTAAAGCAGACAATACTGCTGCTTCAGATGGCTCAAACGGGCTAATAGTTATGCCATAGTGCTCTGACATCTCTCTAGCTTGTTTAACTCTTGTTTGATAATTAGCCTGATTGATAGCATATTCATCTTCTGGTGTAGATGGGTCATCAACTAATATAGTTGGATCAAAGTCTACATACTCATCTTTAGGGATAATACCTTGCTGTTTAGCAAACAAAATACCGTCAGTTTGCACTTGCCGTTTTACGTTGTCATTAGCTTTAACTAAGGCAGCATACTTTTCTGCACTATCTAACGAGCCATTTTCTTTAATATTAGCAAGCATTTCGGCTTGAGCGTCTTTAGACAAGATAGAGAATGTACCTATTTCTTGCACTAACTCTAATTTTGCTTCTAATTCAGGGTTTCCCTTAACAGATTCTGTTATGTCTGCTGTTACTTCTGGACTTATTTCCATGCCTGTGGCTACTGCTGTTACATAGTTATTAACTTTTTTAGTTAATTCTTTTGTAGCAGCTTTATTTTGTGCAGATAACCTAGTGTTTTTGCGGGTTAATGCTTGTTGTGCTGATGTCTCGAATAAGCGCAAAGCATCACGATCATAACCTTTAGGCAACTTGCCAGATACAATGCTATCTAACTCCTGCATAGCAGCAGGTACACCATCTTTTTCTGCTATTCTATTAATGCTACCCAGCCAATTACTTTCAATAACCTTGTTACTAACTGACTTTTTAAGTGAGTCTAGCTTAATAGCGTACTTAGGATCAGCAGCAGCTAATGCGTCCATCTCTGGGAACAATAATGCAAGTTCAGAGTTAGCAGCAGCTAAATTTCCTGAATATGCTAATTCATTAATGCCCGTCAAACTATTATTAATGTTAGCCGTTAACGTGTTTATGTTAGCTGCATGTGTTTTCTTTTGAAACTCTTCTGTTAAAGAAGTGTTATATGCTTGAATGCGGCCCTGAATAGTTGAATCAAGTTGGGGTTGTATAGTTAAAGGAGCGCTAGAGATTGTAGCCTGAGCATAAGCATTAGCAGCATCAATAAAAGCAGCAGGATCATCTTTATATTCTATACTTAAATCATTAAGTCTTTGCTTACTATCAGCATTGCGCTGCGATAACTGTGTATTGCTTACTGTTGCATTATACGCTGTACCACCCCAAGCTAAGGGGCTAACTGGAGCTACCGTGTCATAAGTAATAGTCCCATCTTCTGCTTCTTTCCTAGCAGCTTGGACATCTGCTATTGCCTTCTCAGGAGCCTTAGCTGTAGCCAGTTTCTCGCCTATTGCAGTAGATACGTCCAACACATCGCCAGCAAACCCAGCCAATGCCTGCATTCTTTTGATACCAGAAGTGTCTACGCCCGTAGGAGTGAAGCCGCCATATCTTTTAATTGGTTGCATCGCCATGTTTAACCAAACTCCGTATCGTATGCTCGCTTTGTTTTTTCGCCACCTTTAAGGAGTGTAGATGCAGCGCCCATGTACGCACCTGCTTTAGCAGCTTTACCTTCACGAATAGTTTGCGCTCTTGCCAGCTTACCACTAAGGGAAATCATGCCTTCACTTTGGCCCCTTGTCTTTGCGCCTTCTAAAGCAATACTAGCTTGTGTTCCTTCTGCTGCAATGCCACTAGCAGCCATAGCTGCAACTGCCGCTGCCTGCTGTCTGTTTAACTCTTCTCTACGAGCTAACTCCTCTGACTCGGCCTGTATCTTCATTTGCCTTGCCTGCTCTTTAGCAGCGTCTTCTGCCGCCTTACCAGCTTGAACCTGGCCATAAGCCCCAACCGCAGTGCTTACCGCAGCTAATATAGTGAAAATCATGACGATTCAACCTCGTACTCTATTGCTTGTAAATGGATAGGGGCAGGGTCTGGTACTGTAATCTCAGGTACTACGTCAATACCCCAGCCTTTACCACCATTGTTGTCTTGTATAATACCAGTTCTAACCTCAAACGGTGTACCTAACGGGCTATCATTGGTGTCACCAAAGTTCCTAACAGCTACAGGGTTGCCGTCTATGTAGATACCAGCACTCTTGTACATGCGTAGGTTCATGCGGTTAATGCGTTTCTCTCGCATAGCATTCTGTGCGCTGGCCTGTGAGCTAGTGTTTAGAGGCATAGGTACAATCTTAGGCACAAAGTTAAGTCCTATCTCTAGGTCTAAGTTACCACCTGACAACTCTTCTGCTGTGAGAGTAATAGTGCCTGTACCAGATACAACACGCTTATCTAAGTTGTTACCGTTACCAATAACACTTACTGTTGCTCCGTTAAGATGCTGATGGCCTAGGCTAACTGTTGTACTGCTTTGGTTTGTTAGCTTGATAGAGGAGTCGAGTAAGTAGTCAAAGCTCCAGCGATCTAGTGAGTATCTAAAGTTAACGCCTGATGTGATAAACCGACTAATAACATATAGCTCATTCTTTACTACAGAGGCAGATACTAAGAATCTTGATGCTTCAACACCACCAATAACGTAGCCACTCTTAGCGTTTGTGTACCGTGTAAAGCCGTTAATGTCTTGTGCGCGTACAGTGTTGAGTACAGCAGCATTGCCGTCCTCATTGATAATAAACACCCAATTAGAGTCTTCTGACGTTGTGCCAGACAATACAGCTACATCAAATGGGTTAGCAATCAACTGTGAAGACAGCACAGATATGTCATTAGACGTATAAGCATCCTCATTGAAGTTAAACACAAACTGCCGTAATGTCTGACCATTTTGGTCAACAAATAGCGTAGCACCATCTAAGGACTTAGCCTCTAGGTATCCAGAGCCATGCTGTGTCTGAGATACAATGTTGATAGTAGATGGCGTATTACCCTTAACTAAGAACTCTGCACCAGTAGTAAACACTTGTAGCCCACGATCAGAGTTAACATCTACGATCTCTGTCTGTGTCCTAGCAGTAAGTGTGACAAAGATACCTTCATCATCATCACCTTCTTTAAAAAAGAAATCAAAAAAAGAGCCTGACTTAGACGCAAATAGGCTTTGCTGTTTAGACCTAGTGCCGCCTAGCCACAGTCTGCCACCGTGGAATGTACCCATCTTTGGATAGCCGCGTGTAGCACTCCATACATCCTCTTTGCGTGGAGAACCTTGAGTAGTAGTGCCAAACGTAACCTCATTAACTGTTCCTTGAATGTTTGACGTTGGGAATGCCGACCATGCTTCAAATGAATTTGCTGACTCGCCAGAAGCAGTAATGACAAAATTACTATTGTTAGTAGAAGTAACCCCTACGCCCGTTTCACCAAACACAGGCATAGCTTGCAGGTTTCTTTCTATGTTAGCAGACGATGAACTAGCACTACCTGTAATAGTAATAGGTTTACTTAACACACCTTCAACATCTATTTGTAATCTATCACCTGGAGAAAAATGACCTAAAGTCATTGTTGTCTGATAGGTTGTAGGTGTAGGGCTTTGTGCGTCATCATAATCAAACTGCGGCACATTCAAAAACGGTATGTCGTCAATAGCAAATGAGCTAGACGAATCAACTCCATCGTTAATAATGCGCTTAGGTGGATGTTCCTCATGGAACAATAGCATGACATTCTCTGTCTGTACGTCACGCACCCTAGCAATCTGGTTAAAGTCATAGGGTAGAGGCAGGTTAGCTATTAACACAGTATCTGTAATTGTACCGTGCGGGATACGGTAAACAGCTAGGTTGCCAAAAGAAGGCGGGTTAGTCGGGCTTACAGTGCCTGATGATGGCGCTCCACCAGTAGCCACGCACAAGTAGTGCCTGTCAGTCTCAATGCTAAAGTCAAACGTTTTAACGTCAGAGAAGCTCAGGTTGTCGTATATGACATTTAACTCAGTCAGTTCGACCTTCTGTGAGCCTAGATCACCTGTATCACCTGTACGCACAAGACGCACATACGGTGTAGCTATAGTATCTGTAATCTTAGTTCTTAATGATGTAGGTACAGACGTTACTGTAATGCTTGCGCGATCAGTCCAAGCAGTGCCGTTAGACGATGTTTGCACCTTGAACACAGACGTATTAGTGTTAACTAATGTTAGCTGTATGTTCTGCACATCAATAAAGGCTATGCCTGTAGTAGTGCTAGTTAAATCATACTGAGCAACAATATAATCAGCATTTGAGCCTGTGCCTAAAACGCCAATGTTAGTTGTAGTAGTACCCTTAGTAGTGTCACTAAAGTCGTTTAGATTAGCTGGTGTGCCGCCACGGGGCATGGTTGCCGTCAACTGGCTAGTAAGATATGCGCCCATAATGTTTATAGGCTTATCAATATGCTCTGTGCCTGGCCGTCTTTTAAGACCACCCTGCGGTACAATCACTACATTCTCAGCAGTCTCTACGCCAGCATAGTATTGATTAAGGTCTGTGCGGCCCTTTAGTAGAGGCGATAGCTCACCGCTAGTAAAGCTGCTTTGCAGGAATTGTGAATTAGCCATTAGTACCTCACATTAATAAATGGTTGGCTTCTAAGCGGCTCCGTTGGGTATTGTTGTGAATCAGTGTAACGTGCCATACGAGATGCGTTCTCATACTTAGCAGCGTTAACTTGTGCTGATGCAGCACTGTCCCTGATAGATGGCGCAAAGTCCATTGCTAGTGCGTACTCAATCATCTTAGCAAAGTAGACGGGCCATTCACCTTCAGCCACATTTGCTATGTAATCAACGTACAAAGGCCCAGATGTATTAGCATACACCTTGTCGCCATAGATTCTGTATTGTATTGCAGGGTCTAACTTAACTACGTTAATCAGGTCAGCAGGAAGCTGATAGATATTCTTGTAGTCATTACCTACTGGAGTCTCGGTAGTAAGGGCTAACTGCGCTAATCGTCGAGCAAAGCCCCAGCGATACTTGGACATTTCAGCCTGTACTATGTTGTCGTACAAGTTGTTAGCTACTGTTTCTGCGCGTGTGTTACCACTTAATGATGTGACGGGCAGGTCGCCAATCAAAATCAAGGCGTTAGAAATTAACTTAATCTTCTCTGCCATACTAACCTCAGTAAGAAAGGGGGCCGTAGCCCCCAGTCAGTTTTACGCTGTTACTGTTAAACCAGCAGCCGCTGTAATGCTAGTAGCGGTTTGAGTCTTGATGTAAGTCAAGTGTACTACTGGTGCTGTAGCAGTAGTGGTATCTTTACAGATAATCAAATCACCAATGCTCAACTCATTGATAGCAGCAAGAAAATAATCTGCGTTATCAATAACAGCCTTAGCATCAGTAGAAGTGTACTGCCAAGTAGAACCACCATTTCCAGAACCGCCAATGCGGCATAAACCATCTCGTGCAAAAGCCATGTCTAATTCTCCTTATGCAGTTTGAGTGTATTGAACTTTAACCAAACCACCTTCGTCGCGCACAACAGAGCCAGCCTTCAGCATGCCGTTACACAACCAAGAAGTACGCTCGGCAACCCAGTCGATCTCGGTCTTCATGTCGATACCAAGGGCAAGGCCCACAGCAGGACGCTGGAAGAAGTAAGAGTCAACTACGTTAGCAGCAACAGTCAGTCCACCTTCTACGCGAGACTCAAGAATTACAAACTTGAAGCCAGCCAGAGTGTCAACGTCACCGTTTACGAGTGCTTTAATAGCTTGATAGTCAGAAGAAGTTGCCTTCTCGTCGTTCAACAGTCCACCTAGACCCAGTGCGTTTACAGCAGCAAACAACTCAGAGTTAGGAACACCTTGGTCGCGTAGCTCAACCTGGGCTTTAATTACTTTAGCCATGTTCAGGTTAGAAGCGTTGCCACCTACGTTAGTGCCGATAGTTGAGGTCAGAGGAGTAGAAGCATCCATAGCGTCGATAACAAGCTGGTCAGTACGTCGACCAAGAGCGCCAGCAATAGTGTTAGCCAGTTCCTGCTTCTCATCAAAGTTGACATCTTGAGCATCAAACATGTCAGTGTACTCTGGAGCATTCCAGTTGCTTAGAGTGGCAGTCTTAAATTCATGCGCCACATCCATAGGAGTTACCAGGTCAGAAGTAGACTTCTGGTTAGCAAGACCTTTACCCATACGACGAAACTTGTAAGTGTCGCCAACTACATTGTTGCGCTGTGTTACAGCACCCTTCAGCAGGCCCATGCCCTGATAGGCATGTTTAACCATACTGTCAAACTCCGTGACCGCCACGGCTGATAGATTTTTACTCATAGTAGATTCCTCGAAAAAGAGTAAATTAAAAAGTTTTTCAAGGTTTTTGCTGAGTACCCAGTAAATTGGTCAGCATCCAACCTAATTTACTGGGCCTTAAAGAAAGGGTATCCAGTTTTTGAATTATACCCTGAATACCCCTATTGGATCAACCAACAGTGCGTTGGTGCGGCCTGTCGCCACCAAAGTCTTGCATCATCTTCTGTATTTTTGCTTCATGGCTTCTATCAGCACTACGCAGTAACCCACCATGCTCATCTTTCTTGAACATCTCAGCCTCAATGTCTGACCATGTAAGACCTGTAGGGCTTTCACCACCGTCAATAGGTAGCTTAGTAGGGGCTGTAGCTGACACTAGCATCTCAATTAACTGCACTGATTCTGCTGTAGTTACTAGATCACGGGCAACATCAAAGTCTTCAGCACTCATATTGTTCTTCATAAAGCCTTCAATCGTCTTAATTCGCTGCTGTGCGTTGTCACCTAACTTAGCTAACTCTTGCTCCTGCTCAACCTGCTCAACAGCCTCAGATTGTGCGGTTAACAGTTCCCAAGCATCGTTAAATGCGTCCTGAGACATGTTGGTCTTGTTAGCAAACTCGGTAAGCTCCTCTAGTAGAGCGTCACCAGACTCAATACCTTCAGGGCCAGCATAGCCATCTTTAGGTGCGCCTGTAAATCCACCAAACTTCTTCTCTAATTCTGTATACGCTTTAGCCTGCTCTGCAACAGACTTGTATTTATTAGGGTTGTACCACTCAGGCATATCGCCTGCACCCTTAATACCATCTGATAAAAAGTATTCACCTTCACTTAACTCTGGCGATGACTGATCTAACAGGGTATCGCTTGTTGTTTCTTCTACTGCGGCCTGTTCTTCTGACATTAAATTTTCTCCCAGGGTAGGTCGATAATCTTTCTCGTCTTCCCTAATGGTTGGTGTTTAAGTTTTATCTCGCATAACTTGCGCTGTCCATTGAGCAAGGCGAGAGAGTTAACGTCGATCCATTCAACGCTTTTGCCATCCTTATTACAACGGAATGCACAAAACTTGCCTACATAATCATAGCCATCAAACTTATACTGTTTAGCTAAGTCATCTAGCCATTCCATCTTAAAGCCAATTTTATCTAAGTACTTCTTAGACTCATCACCCATAAGAACTTTTGGCGTTACCTTTACGGCACGTTTCTTAACTTCTTTAGTCATAGTATTTCTGCTTGGTTTATTTGATTAATTATGAATTTAACTACACCTGACTCACCGTTATGGTAAGCAGATTCGTAGTTTACATTAGGGGAGCCAAAAGAAGTGTCATTATCGTAGATAAATCGTTTGTGTAGATCAGCAATGACTTGCTTACCTTCTTCAGAGTTGAAGCAACGATTGTATGCTTTAGCTAGTTCAGCAGCTTGTGACCGTTTTTTAGCCGTCTGCTTTTTTGCGGCCTCTGGGTTAACAGAAGCCTTCTCGATGTCGTCCCAACTCATTGTACTGGCGGTTGGCTCGTAGCCATTCCAGCTTGTTCAGCTTGTGCGCCAGCCTGAATGATTTGTTGTTTCTCTGATTCGCTTCGCAATAGTTCAGCAGGCATACCAGTTTTACCTCCAGCCCATGTACCAAAGTCTTCCATCTTAAAGGAGATCATGGCTTGGTCTGGGCCAGCAGTCTGCAATACAAATGCTACAGCCTGTTGCACTGACATCAGGTCTTCACCATCTTGCGCCTTAGCTAATGGAGACAAGAATTTAATATCTACGTCTTTATTATCTAACTGTATAGGGGTAATTAGTCCTCTACGAGTTAGAATAGCAGCTACACGCTTGATGATAGGGATTAATACTTCGGTCTGCAAGCGCCCAAACGCAGAACCAATACGTTTTGCTAGTTCTCTGGACTCTATAGCTACCTCAGTAGCACTGCGTACAGCACCATTAGGGTCGCGTAGATCGTTAAACAAGGCACGTTTGATAGCAGTCTGTAGCTCGTTAATCTCAAACTGCGCTAATGACAGGTTACTACCCGTGTCTAAACGCTGTATTGAAGGATTAGCAGAGTTGTTAGAACCTACAGGAATAACAATGCCTGGGCTTATACTAATATTGTAGGGGTTGGTTACACCGTCATCAGTCGCTGTGTACATACCCGCTAGATCAATGGCTGCTTTCTGTAGTACAAACTCTTTTGCTTTGTTCAAAGAGCGTACATCAGGCAATGCTTGTAGCGCAGGGCCACGACCACGAATCTCACCAGATACTTTAGAGTAACGGCCAGTTAACCAAGGGCTAGATGTACCGTAGTCTTCCATCCAGCTAATAGAATCTTCATCTTTAACCCACACACAACCGTAGTAGGTCTTAGCTTTAGGCATAAATACAACACCCTCACTAATCTCTACGTCTTTGTCTGGTGAATTTTTAATGACATTCTTGATCTTCTCAGAAGGCTTAAACCCTCTCCACTGACGCTCTAGGTTACGCGCTTTAACAGTGAATCGTCGCCAATGTGTTTCGATAGAACCGTATGGGCCTTCCTCAAACGCTATACCCTTCTGTGGGATAGCATTAAAGATAAGGGGCATGTTGTCATCATCGTTCTCATCAATGCGTAGTGAGCCTGTACCGACTAAAAGGTCTAGGGCATGCTCGTAAAACTGCGTAGCAAAGTTAGAACGGTTGATGTAATCAAAAATAATAACAGCCTGCTTCTCCAGGTTATCCCTTATCTCTTGTTCTGTTACACCGTAGTCGCCAGTCTCAAGCATTTCTATTACTTGATCAGACGGAGCAAACGTAGCCCAGCGCGACCAGATAGGTGCAATGTTTTCTTGCAGCTTACTAGCGCCTTGTTGAATTGCCTCAAGAGCAGTGGAGTCGAATATACGCTCCATCTTCTTCTGGCCTCTGCGATTAGTGTCAAACAAGTTCCTGTTAGGTAGGAAAAATTCGTACACATCATCTAGCGTATCGTGCCACATCATAGCATTCTCAAATGCCTTGGCCTCACGCCTTTTAAGGTCAGCTAAAGACCCTAACTCTTTTGGTAATTCCATAGTTATTTCGCTTTTACTGTATTATCAATAGCAGATTGGTAGCTTCTATTAGGACTAGCAATTAATCCCATACCTCTTGGCGCTCTAGCCCTGAAACTCATTGCGCCACCGCCAGCCCTGCCGCGACCTTGATTGTTCTTAGAACCCATAGGAGTAGCTTTGGCTAACAATGATTTAGAACCACCAGTGCCTCTAACTATCGCTTTCGTGCGCTTTTCTTCCTCTTCCATTTCCTCTTCAATTAGCCTGCTTTGGCGCTCTTCTTGCGCTAACTGGGATGCGTCAGGTTTAGGTGCTTTTGGTGCTTTCATAATGCTTTCTCATATACTTAAAGAGTTGATAGGGTGTCCATATAAATGGTTTGTTGATACCCAGTAGTTGTTTAGTGTGTCCTACGCAAGTATTAAGCATGAACAAACCCCTGACAGGGTTCTTTTGCTTATACCCCATCATAATAAAAGGTTCGTCAAGTATAACATTTTTGTCAGTCACGGTGAACAAGTCAAATATGTCAACTGTTCTGCCGTGGACAATGTAGTCCTGCCCGTTAGGTTTAAGGACAAAGCAGTGTTTGATCTCTTTATGTAGGAACCTGGACCACCAATGCCCGTCATCATCCATAAATACCACGAATATGTCAGAAGACACTGAACCCAACCTTAGCTGTAATAGGCTTATCGTACTTACCAGACCTGCTTAACGCGGAACGTCCCTCACCTTCACCCTGTAATGCGTACTCTAGGGCTTCTACTGGGTGGGAATATTCGTTCTTATCGGGTTCATCAGTGTATCTCTCCCCTGTTGTCTGCACTCTACGGTAGCAGAAACCACCTTGTAGACCTTTACGGATCATTGAGGCTTTGGGTAGGACAGTGAATCGTGGTTTTCCATCCATGCACATCTCTTTCATGGGCACTTCTAGGGCTGCTCTACGCTTTAGTGGATCGTTCGATTGGGTGGGCTGACAGGGTATGCCAGCCGCCCGCATGATTTGGAATGGAGTTTCACTGTTTGACTGATTTTTGTTCTGTCCACTAGGATCGCCCCATCCTTTAAATTCGTGGTCTGGGTACATCTCTTCAATATAGCGCTTGAGTGTCGGAGCAAAGTCCACTGCACCCGAATCGGTAAGTACCATCTCATCAAAACACACCCACCTTCCTATGGAAGTTCGTTGTAAAAACGCACACGCTGGTGTACGACCAAAGTCAAAGCCAAGAACAATAGGATAATCCTTGGTAGGTTGAAAGTCTAAGTGTTGACAGTGTACTGAATCGGTATACATGGGGTGTACAGGCTTGCCGTTAGACACAAAGCCGTACTCATTAGCCAAGTTAACCTTGATCCAGTCGTTAGTCTTGCCGTTTAGACCACGTTTATAGTATTCATTGGGCAGGTTAATCAGGTTTTCAGCGTCATCATTGATCTTCCACGCCTCACCATCCTTGAATACACCGCCAGGTTGCCTAAAAAATGACCAATCTTCAGGGCGTTCTATCTCTGCTAGTTTAAAGTACCAGTGGTCTTCGTCAGGGGCGTTACTATCCCCTATCATTCCGTGGTGTGTAGGACGCGCTCCCTCCTTGTTTGAGGGGTATCTACCGTGTCGTAGGTCAAGCATGTCTAAAACAGCCTTAGAATGCTCCTTAGTCTCGTTTAACCACACCCAAGTAGTCTGGATACCACGGGCTTTCTTAACGTGTTCAGGGCGGTCAAAGGCGATAAACACGACATCACACTCTACCCTTGTACCGTCCTCTAAATTAAACCTAATGAAGTGCGTAGGGGGCTCTTTATTACCCTGTTTGAAGTCACCTAGTTCTCCATGTATCTCTAGCCAGTCTTTAATCGTGGTAGAGAACAGTTCAGAGTAGGTGTTACGGGCTGCAATTACGCGGGACAAGCGCACACCATAGTTCTTGTGTTCAGGGTCAGACACAGGAGCCTGTTCACACATCAAGTCAAACAGTTTAAGGATACATTGAACGGTCTTGCCAGAGCCGAGTGGCCCCATGATGAAGGAGTTTCTAGCCCTACAGTCAGCAAAATCCTGTAGAACCTGGCCTTGTGGCATAAGGTTGTATTCAATCTGACTCATTTCTTAGCCCAATCTATAGCGTCATAGCCCTTCTTAAAGGCATTTCTAGTCTTCTTGTCAGACTTACGGGCATGGCTACCCTTACCACCATTAGACTCAGGGAAGTGCCTATCCCTGTCTTTCTTCTCCAGCTTGTGAACTAGACTCTGGCCCATCGTACAAATCCTCTATAAAGTCGTTTAACAAGTATAATACTTCTCGCATAGCAATGGCATCCCTGTCCAAGAAAGCCTCTATAAACGCCTCTATGACCTCAGAATCAGTATCATCTAGTTCGTACTGTTCCCACATAACCAGTCCTCTAATATCATTTGTTTGCAGATGTCAATGTAGAATACGCTTTTTTCGTCGTTTAAGGTGCTTTTAAACTCAACCCCATCATCTGTAAGGATTATAACGATATGGTCTTTAGAAGCAATTACAGTGGCTTCTAGGGCATCTTCTATATCAGGTCGGAGCTTAATTACTTTGCTCAATTTTTTTTTGCCTCATGCATATATATACATAGATCGCGCGCCTTCGGGAGGGGGGGTCTATTGTTTGCAACTAACTATTGGCATTGTCTGTGCCATTAGATTGACCGTCGTATCTCTTGCGCTGCACACTTACTGTTAGCCCCTGATCGCCTGAATGCTCAACAGCTTTTAATGTTGGCTGTATGTACTTGGTTACTCTGTCGAATGATTCAACAGCAGCTTTATAGTCTGATAGATCACCTGTTGATTCTGCGATTGATTTAATCTGTAAGCTACCCTCGATCATCTCCATGACTGGGTCAAAGTCAGGATACTTCTCTGCTAACCTCTCAGCCAATAGTCGCTTCAGTGGTTTATTACCTGATCCTTTCGGCCTTCCAATTGTTCCCATACTTAATAACTCCTATGCCATTGTTTTGTAACTGGTTAATAATTGACCAGGTTGATCAAAAAGTAACCAGATTATACCACTATATAGATGTACCCATTAAAAAAAGGAATAAAAAAACACTTTCTTTGTTTACAAGACGCAATGTTAGAGGTATAGTTTTACCTCATTAAACAAAAGGTATAAACAAATGAGACAGTTAACCGCATACATAGCAGCACCAGTACTGACAGTTACAGGCTACCGATTCAGCAAAGCATGGAGGCATGGCGATACAGCATTTAAAGGCTTTGTATATGAGCATTTACTTTGCACCGTTAAGGCTAACATTGCCGCTGATACATTAAAGGCTAAGTTTAAGGTCTTACTAATAAAGGTAGGCATTATTAAAGTGTATCAAGTCGAAATATTTAAAATGAACAAGGGAGCGTAAACAATGACATACCCACAAACTGACAACTGCTGCACTCGTATGGGATGGGATGAATTCCTTGTAGATATAGGCAATTACCAGCTGCACGTTAGCACTTCACCCACTACAGAAATGGAAGGCACATTTAAAGCATTTTGCCATTGTGAGCAAGAAATGATCTCAATTAATGGCTGGCTGATAGATTCAATTCAACTGATAGAGGAATCATAAACAATGGGACATTTTCAACAAATCGCAGTGGCAACAGCATTTGAGTTGCAGCACAACATGGAAATAGCGGCAGAGTTGCACCGCATGAAAGCTATCGATCTATACTACAATATGATAGGCGGCTTATATGGTGAGGTTCGCGACATCGGCAATGGTGAAATGGAAATAGAAGTACCTGCTAGGAATTCACGCACCGGATACCCAATTTTATTTACATTTGAGGGAGAATAGACAATGCAATTCAACCCAGACAATGACCGTATTGAAGCGCAGTTGATAGCTGCGCGATACTTAGCCGACAAACTACAGGAGCGCAACCAGCGCAGGATAAACGCCTATTTTTATGTAATGGCTGGAATTGTCGCTGCCACCTACATTGTCGCGATGACCTTTTACTTTAGTTGATACCATACAGCGCATTCACTGAGTGCGCTTTTTAGTACCAACCACAAACCAAAGGGAAACGATCATGAAATACATTAAAAACGATTATGAATTAAAACAATTGGCACTCGACATAGCACTCGAAGCGATTGAGGAAGTAAAAAACCACGGTGGCGACCATTACGAGCTTATAGACCAAGCCGCTGCTAGTAGTGAACACGCTATCTATACCTACAAGGCAATTATGCTGTGCGCTAACTGCTGCACCGATGACGCGGAAGCAATGCTCGAAGATAACGGATACGAGCATTTCGAATCATTCGCACATCACGCAAGCATATTGGCTATAGTAACCATTCAAAACGCGGCATTGCAGGAATTTTACGAGTTAGGCGGGGAGGTGGCAGCATGAATAATATAATCTATAATACAATATCGGTGGAATATGGTGATAAACCAAGCGAGCATTGCCTATATTGGCAAGATGAAGATGGCAATAATTCAGAGTTTATATGTGTAGTTTATGGCTTTGAAAATGCTGTTAGGGTTGCCAACGGCATAGCCTACGAGCAAGTAGAGTATGTTAAGCACCCCCTTAACAATTTAGATGATGTGGCAGTATGAGAGTATTGATTGCATGCGAATATAGCGGGAAGGTAAGGGAGGCTTTCCGCGCCCTTGGCCATGATGCTTGGAGTTGCGACCTGTTACCCTCCGACAATCTAACCGACTACCACTACACGGGCGACTGTTGGCCAGTCATATCTGAGGGCTGGGATTTAATCATTATGCACCCCCCATGCACTGCGCTGGCCGTATCAGGCAATAGATGGTATGGAAAAGGAATGCCCAAACATCAACAGCGCCTCGACTCGATAGAGTGGACTCTAGCCTTCTATGAACACGCCAAAAAACACGCACCCCGCGTAGCCTTCGAGAATCCCGTGGGCGTACTACCTATTAAACCTACCCAATACATCCAGCCGTGGCAATTTGGCCACCCTGAGAGCAAAAAGACGGGCCTATGGCTTCACAACTTGCCGCCACTAGTCGAGACCGATAACGTAAAAGAGCTATACGACACACTTCCAAAAAATCAACAGCAAAGGTTGCACTATTTACCACCAAGTGCTGACCGCTGGAAAATCAGATCAGAGACATTTACCGGAATAGCAGAGGCGATGGCCTCTCAGTGGAATAGC